TAGGAGAACAAGCAGACGTAGTGTACAATGTACACTGGAGGGTAACAGGTGTATCTGATGAGTTGGACGCTAATAAACACCCTTATCAATCAACTAATATCGGTACGCAATCTTTAAAAACAGCTGATATAACAGATTTTATACCTTTTCAAAGCTTAACAAATGAACAAGTTACAAATTGGGTTAAAGCAGCAATGGGTGAAGAGCAAGTTGAATTTATTGAGAAGAGTATTCAATCTCAGATAGATAACTTGATTGCTCCTAAATCTGTAACTTTAACTATAGGAGAATAATTTTTGTATATTTGTAGTATAAAATCAAATAAAATGAAATTAAAAGACGAACAATTACAAGAATTACAAGATTTAGTTGGTAAGATTAACAATGCGAAAGCAGAGTTAGGTCATATTGAGATGCAGAAGCATGACTTCTTGCACCAATCAGTACAACTTCAAACAGATCTTCAAGAGTTTAATAAAACTTTAGAGGAAGAGTATGGGCAGGTGTCTATAAATATTTCTACTGGAGAAATTACTGAAGAAAGTGGAGATTAGGAAAATATCCATAGGGTCTGATTACAAGTCAGGCTCTATGCATTATATTCACAACCAAAGTATTCTGAATGATTCCTACACGATACACTTAATCCAACTAGATCAGCACACAAGCACTTATAAGATATGGATTAAGCGTGAGGGAGAGATTCTTCTTTGGAAGGAATTTAATGATAACATGCCTGTTTCAATTGAGTACAACATAAACTTTTAGTATGAAATCTCCATTCAACTTTATAGTAAAACCTAAAGATGGTAGACGCTATAATAATATTAAAGATATAGGAGGTATAGACTTTATAACAAGCACATCTCAAGAGGACCATACAGTTTCTAATAGATACGCTGAGGTTGTAGCTACACCTATCAACTATGATGGAGAAATAGTTCCGGGAGATACGTTGATTGTACACCACAATGTGTTTAAGTACTTCTACGATATGAAGGGTAAACAGAGGAGTGGTAAGAGTTACTTTAAGGATGATTTATTCTTGGTTGATGACTACCAATACTTCTTATACAAACACAACGGAGAGTGGATGGCAAAGGATGAGTTTTGTTTTGTGAAGCCAATACCTAAAGAACAATTTTACTTAGACTATCATGGAACAGAACAACCACTAGTAGGTATTGTTAAGTACACTAATAACAAGCTACTAAGTATGGGTGTAAAGAATGGTGACTTAGTTTCATTTAAACCAGAGAGCGAATATGAATTCGATATTGATGGTGAGAAACTGTATAGGGTGTTTACTAAAATGATAACAATTAAGCTTTAATGAACTCAGAGGAAATAAAGATAGAAATCATAAGGGCGGCTGAGAAGGCTGTAAAAGAACTTATCAAGGTAGCTAAGGAGGATATAATCAAGAAGAACCTTGACGACTTGTCCCCTGAAATTGCTGCTGATAGGTTAAAGAATGCCGCTGCTTCTAAGAAGTTAGCTATATTTGATGCTTTTGAAATACTATCTAGAATAGAATCAGAGAAAGCATTAATAGAGGACTCAAAGTCCAACACAAAAGACATGAATAGCTTTGCAGAACGAAGAGCAAAATAGAGACTTATATACTAAGGTATCTGTCATACCGAACCAAGCTTTAAAAATAAAGAACAAAGCTAAGACGTTTAAGTATGGTTACGATGAGAAGTATGATGTTGTTGTAATATCTAAAGACGGGACGGTTGGAGATGTTATAAACATCAACGGCGTAAATATAGGACTGCCATCAGTACCTAAAGAGGTACATAAGAGGAGTTTAAAAAAAGCAGAACAGTATTGGGAACCTGAAGAGTACCCAAAACAACTACAAAAAATAAAGTCCATATTTCAATGGAACGAAGCCCCAAAAGACTTTAAGTCTAGGTGGGTTGATTACATAGAGTCAGAGTTTGATAGAAGGGATGACGGTTATTGGTTCTACAATAATGGTGTCCCAACATACATTACAGGTACGCACTACATGTACTTACAGTGGACTAAGATTGATGTTGGCCACCCTGACTTTCGTGAAGCAAATAGAATATTCTTCTTATATTGGGAAGCGTGTAAAGCGGACAATAGATCTTTCGGAATGGTTTATTTAAAGATAAGACGTTCTGGATTTTCGTTTATGTCCTCAGCGGAGTGTGTGAACACAGCGACATTAGCTAAGGATGCTAGGGTAGGTATGTTGTCTAAAACAGGTTCTGATGCTAAGAAAATGTTTACAGATAAGGTTGTACCAATATCAAGCAACTACCCATTCTTCTTTAAACCTGTTCAGGATGGTATGGACAAACCAAAGACAGAATTAGCGTATAGGGTTCCAGCTTCTAAGATAACTAAGAAGAACATGTATGATTCTGATTATGAAGAGATAGCGGGATTAGATACAACCATTGACTGGAAGAATACTGATGATAACAGTTATGATGGGGAGAAGCTGTTACTACTAGTACACGATGAATGTTACGCTCCAGAAACTAAAATATTAACTGAAGATTTCACTTTTAAACCTATTAAAGATATAAATATTGGAGATAAGGTTATTGTTGATGGTGGTTTTGTTAAAACTGTAATGAAGAAAACTACAGGTAAAACTGATAGATATAAAATTATTCAACCATACGGGAAAGATTATATTGTTACTGAAAATCATAGACTTGTTTTTAATGAATATAAAAAAGGAGAAGTCATAATGACTCCTGTTGAGTACTTAAACAGCTCTAAGTATAGAAAAAAACACTTAACAAGAATTACTTCTAAAGGAATTCAATCTAAAGATGTATTTGACGGAATTCCTCCGTATTTATTAGGTCTTTGGTTAGGAGATGGTAGACAAGGATCTATGTCAATTTTGGTTAATGCAAATGAAGAGCCAGAGATTTTAGATTACTTAGGAAAGATTTCTCAAATATTTAATGTAAATTTTGATATAGTAGAAAGGCAAGGTTGTGTTGAGTTTAGATTTAAAGGAATAAATAATGAGCTTAGAAAACTAGGAGTATATAATAATAAGCATATTCCTGAACAGTATATTAGATCATCTATAGAAACAAGGTTACAAGTTTTAGCTGGGCTTATAGATTCGGATGGTTATTCTGACAAGAAGAAGGGGTGTATAGAAATAGGTATGTCTAGATTAGATTTGATAGAGCAAATAAGATTTTTAAGTTTGTCGTGCGGATTATCATGCTCCAATGTACGTTATAAAAAATCAAATTATAACACTGATGTTTATTCAATAAATATTTCTGGAGAACTATCTATTATACCTATAATTACAGAAAAAAAATCTTTTAAAAATTATACTCCAAAAACTAGAGGTAGAAGAAATAAAGTTGACGTAGAGTTTTATGATACAGGAGAGTATGTAGGGATACAGGTGGATGCTAATTCTGATGAAGAAAGAAAACTTATATTAGATGATTTTACTTTAAGTATGAATTCTGGTAAGTGGATAAAGCCAAATAACATACTAAACAACTGGAGGGTAACAAAAACTTGTTTACGTTTAGGTAGCCGTATCATTGGTAAGTGCTTAATGGGTTCTACATCGAATGCGTTAGAGAAGGGTGGTAATAACTTTAAGAATTTATACTATGACTCTAACCCAAAAGACAGAAACTCAAACGGACAGACTAAGAGTGGTATGTATAACATATTCATTCCAATGGAATGGAACATGGAGGGATTCATAGATAGGTACGGGATGCCAGTCTTTGATAATCCTGATAAGCCTGTTTTAGGTGTAAATAACGAAGAAATAAAGCAAGGGGCTGTTGACTATTGGAATAACGAGGTAAAGTCTCTTAAAAACGATGCTGATGCGTTAAATGAATTCTATAGACAGTTCCCTAGAACAGAGTCACACGCATTTAGGGATGAGAGCAAGTCATCTATATTTAACCTTACTAAAATCTATCAACAGATGGATTACAATGACAACCTAATAAAGGATAGGGTTCTAACTAAAGGATCATTTCATTGGAAGGATGGCAAGATAGACTCAGAGGTTATATGGACTCCAAATGATAGGGGTAGGTTTTTAGTTTCTTGGATACCAAACAGAGGACTACAGAATAAGGTAGAGATTAGAAACGGTCATAAGTTCCCAGGGAATGAACACATAGGTGCCTTTGGTTGTGATAGTTACGATATATCAGGAACAGTTGGTGGAGGTGGATCTAACGGAGCATTACATGGAATAACTAAGTTTCATATGGATGACGCACCATCTAATGAGTTTTTCTTAGAGTATGTAGCTAGACCACAGACAGCAGAGATATTCTTTGAGGATGTGCTAATGGCTTGTATATTCTACGGTATGCCAATACTTGCAGAGAATAATAAACCAAGGCTGTTGTATCACTTTAAGAATAGAGGATACAGAAGGTACTCAATGAACAGACCTGACAAGGCAGCTAGTAAGTTATCAGGTACAGAAAAAGAACTTGGTGGTATACCAAACTCATCTGAAGCGGTAAAGCAAGCGCACGCAGCAGCAATAGAAACATACATTGAGAAGCATGTCGGTATTGATACAGAAGGTGTTTACAGGTCCCCGGACGAAATGGGTTCTATGATGTTCTCTAGGACTTTAAATGACTGGGCTAGGTTTGATATAAACAACAGGACTAAGTTTGATGCATCTATTAGTTCAGGGTTAGCTATCATGGCAACACAAAAACATCTGTATCAAACGGTTAAAAAAGAGTCTAAAATTAGTCTTAACTTTGCAAGATATAATAACACAGGAAGATTTAGCGAAATAATCAAATGAGAGAAGTAAAAAAAGCTATAAATCCATCTACATTTCCTAGTCAATATGTATCTGAATCAAAGAAGAATACCTTTGAGTTCGGTTTACAGATAGGGCAATCTATTCAACATGAATGGTTTAAAAGGGATGGTGGTAGTTCTAAGTTTTTTAATCAGTGGGATTCGTTCCATAAATTGCGCTTATATGCTAGAGCAGAGCAGTCTGTATCTAAGTATAAGAATGAGATGGCGGTTGATGGTGATTTGTCTTACATGAATTTAGACTGGACACCTGTACCTATTATACCTAAATTTATAGATATAGTAGTTAATGGTATGGCTGATAGAATGTTTGACATAAAAGCTTATGCTCAAGATTCAATGTCTGCTGAAAAAAGAAACAAGTACCAAGACGCAATAGAGGCTGATATGGTATCTAAGGATGTGTTGTTAAAGATTAGGGATGACTTTGGTGTTGACGCATTCAATACTAATCCTGAGAATTTACCAGAAACTGATGATGAGTTAGAGTTGCATATGCAATTAAACTACAAGGCTTCTATAGAGTTAGCTGAAGAGGCTGCTATAAATACAGTGCTATCAGAGAACAGGTACGAAGATACTAGGAAAAGAATACTTTATGACCTTACTACACTTGGTGTTGGTATGGCGAAGCATGAGTTTGTACCAGGAGATGGTGTTGTAACTAAATATGTAGACCCTGCTAATGTTGTGTATAGTTACACAGAAGACCCTAACTTTAATGATTGTTTTTATTGGGGAGAAGTAAAGACTGTTCCTATTGGAGAGGTTAGAAAGATTGACCCTACAATTACAAATGACGAACTAGAGCAGATTGGTCAAATAAATAAAGACTGGACTAACTCATACAGAAATAGTATGTATTATGATACATCTGTTTTTAGTGGGGATAGTGTAACTTTATTATACTACAACTATAAGACAACAAAGAAGTTTGTTTATAAGAAAAAAGGAGAGAAAGTAATCGAGAAGGAGGATACCTTTAACCCACCAGCAGAAATGATGGAGGAGAGAGGATTTGAAAAGATTGAGAAGGTTATTGACGTATGGTATGAAGGCGTAATGGTTATGGGAACTAACATAGTCCTTAAGTGGAATATGTCAGAGAACATGGTAAGACCTAAGTCATCATCACAGCATGCAATGTCTAACTACATCGCTTGTGCTCCAAGGATGTATAAAGGATCTATAGAGTCTGTGTTAAGAAGGATGATACCATTCGCTGATCTTATTCAAATGACTCACTTAAAATTACAACAAGTAATTCAGAAGGTAGTACCAGATGGTGTATTTATAGATGCAGATGGATTAAGTGAAGTAGACCTAGGTAATGGTGCTGCTTACAATCCGGAGGATGCATTGAAGTTATACTTCCAAACTGGTTCCGTTATAGGTAGAAGTTTTACACAGGATGGTGAATTCAATAATGCAAGAATACCTATACAAGAACTAGCTAAGAGTGGTAGTCAAGGAAAGATAGCAAGTCTTATTGGTAGTTACAACCATTACTTGCAAATGATAAGAGATGTAACTGGTTTAAATGAAGCAAGAGATGGTTCAATGCCTGATCCAAACTCATTGGTTGGCTTACAGAAATTAGCAGCGTTAAATAGTAACACAGCTACAAGACACATTATGGATGGTCTTATGGATATCTCAAGAGATTTAGCTACAGCTTTATCGTGTAGGATTTCAGATGCGTTAGAATACTCTTCATACAAGGATGAGTTTGTGATGCAGATTGGTAAGTATAATGTTGGTTTACTTAATGATATTAAGGACTTACATATACACGACTTTGGTATATTTATTGAGTTAGCTCCAGATGAGGAACAAAAACAACAATTAGAACAAAACATACAGGTAGCACTATCTAAGCAATCAATTGACTTGGATGATGCCATTGATATACGTGAGATTAGAAGCGTTAAGTTGGCTAACCAATTATTAAAGGTTAAGAAGAAAAGAAGAGAGAAGGAACGTCAGAAGTATGAGATGCAAAAAATGGCAGCTCAACAACAAGGACAACTTCAGTCTCAACAAATGGCAGCTCAGACTGCGGCTCAGAAGGTTCAGTTAGAGGCTCAAGCAGAGATGCAAGTAGCACAAGCAAAAGCTGGATTTGACATTGAAAGAATGAGAGGAGAGGCTTCTATAAAATCAGAGTTGATGCGATTAGAGTTCGATTTGCAAATGAGCTTAAAGGGTGTTGATACAGAAAACCTTTCTAAAAGAGAGGAAGCAAAAGAGAAAGCAAAAGACGACAGAATAAGTAAGCAAAACACACAACAATCTAAGATGATAGAACAACGTAAGAAAAACTTACCACCTGTCAACTTTGAATCTAATGAAGACACGTTAGATGGTTTTGACTTATCTGAGTTTGAGCCTAGATAAATTTAAATTAAATCAAATATGGAAATTAAAGTAAGAGAAGTTTCAGGCCCTGGACAAAAATCAGTACAGGAGGTTGAAGAGCAGTTTGTGGAACAGCAAGAAGAAACTCAACAGGAGGAAGTACAAGAAGAGATTGTACAAGAAGAAGTACAAGAAGAAGAAGTACAAGGACTGAATGAAGATGAGGTTGTTTCATTTATTAAAGACAAGTATAAAAGAGAAATATCATCAATTGATGATTTGTTTGCTGAGAAGCAACAAGAGGATCTACCGGAAGATGTATCTGCATTCCTGAAGTATAAAAAAGAAACAGGGAGAGGTATTGACGATTTTATGAAGCTACAAGTGGATTATGATAAGGTAGATGATAGTAAATTATTGCAAGATTTCTATGCTTCTACAGAAGAGGATTTAGACTCTGAAGATATATCATACCTTATCCAAGAGAAGTTTGGGTACGATGAGGAGTTGGATGATGATTCTGATGTGAAAGCAAAGAAGATTGCAATAAAGAGAGAGCTTGCTAAGGCAAAGAAGTATTTTAACGAATTAAAGGAGACCTATAAAGTTCCAGTCGAGTCGGCTAAGGGACTAGTTAACGATGACGAGTTAGAGACTTACAATGCTTACAAGGAGTATATATCACAATCGCAAAGTGTCCAAGAGGAGAATCAGAAAAAGACTGAGTTCTTCATGAAGAAAACAGATGAGGTGTTCAACAATGAATTTAAAGGTTTTGAGTTCAAGGTTGGTGAACAATCAATTTTGTTTAGCCCTGGAGAGGTTAGTGACGTTAAAAGCGCACAATCTGACGTTAATAACTTCATATCTAAATACATAGATGAGAAAGGATTAATAAAAGACCCAAAGGGATACCATCGTGCATTGTCTGCTGCTATGAACCCTGAGAAGATGGCTAATTTTTTCTATGAGAAAGGAAAGGCTGATGCTGTAGGAGATGTATCAAGACAATCCAAGAATGTTAATATGGAAGTTAGAAGTACACCTCAACAAGTAACAACTGGAGGATTCAAAGTTAGAGCAGTCGATAACGATAGCGGGCGTGGGTTAAAAATTAAGAAACGCTAAAAAAAATTAAAAAATGGCAACAATTACAGGTAATGTGAACATCACACCTTCACAAACAAAAGTGGCTTTACCAGGGTCATACATTACAGATTTCAATTTCTTGAACCAGTATTTACCAGATACTTATGAGAAAGAATTTGAAAGATACGGGAACAGATCAGTTAGTTCATTCTTACGTTTAGTAGGGGCTGAATTACCATGTTCTTCTGACTTAATCAAATGGTCTGAACAAGGAAGATTACACATCAAGTATGAGGATGTAGTGATCAAGGATGGAGTTGCAGCAACAGACGGTGCTTTAACTTTATTAATCGACAACTCTGCAATCAGAAAGGGTCAAACTATCATGATTTCTGACGGAACATCTGCTACTGTATCTGCTAAAGGTATCGTAACAAGTGTATCTGCAACAGAGGTAGCTGTAGCATTATTTGCTAGTGCAGGTGTACCAGCATTCACTTCTTTAGGAGGAGCTGATAACAGTGGAACAAATGTAGATGTATTTATCTATGGTTCTGAGTTCAAGAAAGGAACTAACGGTATGGAGAAAGCTTTAGAGGCTGACAACGATATCTTTGACAACAACCCAATCATCATTAAAGACAAGTACGAAGTTGCTGGTTCTGACATGGCTCAAATTGGATGGATTGAAGTAGAAGGAGATAACGGAGTTGGGTACTTATGGTACTTAAAGTCTGAGCACGAAACAAGATTACGTTTTGAGGATTACTTAGAAACTGCTATGATTGAGGCTGTACCAGCGCAAGATGTAACAGGTGAAACAAGTGAAGCTTTTGCTTTAGGATACAAAGGATCTGAAGGTCTTTTACATGCTATCGAGTCAAGAGGTAACATCGCTACAGGTGCTTTAGATGACTTAGCTGAGATTGACAAGGTAGTTGCTCAATTAGATAAGCAAGGTGCTATCGAGGAGAACGTAATGTTCGTAAACAGAGGTACATCTTTCGAGATTGATAATATGTTAGCTGCTCAGAATAACTTCGGTTCTTCAGGTGCTTCTTTCGGTTTATTCGATAACGAGCAAGATATGGCTTTAAACTTAGGATTCAATGGATTCCGTAGAGGATATGATTTCTATAAGTCTGACTGGAAATACTTAAACGATGCAACAATGCGTGGTGGTATTACAGGTGGAGGAATTGATGGTGTTATTGTACCAGCTGGTTCTACTACAGTTTATGATGAGGTTATGGGTAAAAACGCTAAGAGACCATTCTTACACGTACGTTACAAAGCTTCTGAAACTGAAGACAGAAAGATGAAGTCTTGGGTAGTTGGTTCTGCTGGAGGTGCTTCAACAAGCGACTTAGACGCTATGGAAGTTCACTTCTTATCAGAAAGAGCTTTATGTACTTTAGGTGCAAACAACTTCTTCTTATTGAAGTAGTATTAAATATGTAATTCTTACCCTCGTTACTATGACGGGGGTAATTATTACTCTTATAAATTTTAAATTAAAATCAAATGAAAAAAAATATAACTCTAAAGGATAGAGTATACAGATTAAAGAGTAACAGTACACCACTTAGTTACATGTTAAACTCTAGAAACTCAAGAAGAAAGCCATTATTACACTTCGATGGCAAATCAAACAAGGCATTAAGGTATTCAGTAAATCAAAAGTCTCCATTTCAGGAAGATCAGGATGATAACGCTATACTGGAACCTGTTATATTTGAAAAAGGAATGCTATTTGTTAGTAAGACAAACCCTGTTTTACAAGAATTTTTATCTCTACACCCAGGCAATGGGTCAGTTTTTGTTGAGGTGGATGACGAGAAGGATGCAGTAGAGGATGTAGAAATCTTAGACCATCAGTTAGAGGCTCAGTTAGAAGCTAGAAACTTAACAATAGAGATGCTAGAAACAATTGGAAGGGTAGTTATGTCTCTGAACGTAGATAAGATGTCTACAGCGGAGCTTAAGAGGGATGTTAGATTATACGCAAAGAATAATCCAAATGAGTTCTTAGAAACCTTAAATGATCCAATGTTAAAATTACAAAACTTATCTTCTAAATTATTTGGAGAAGGTATGCTTGTATTAAAGAATAACGGTAAGGATGTTTACTTCAACATCGCTGGAAACAAAAAGAAAATGTTAAGTATACCATTTGGAGAATCTCCTGTGTTTACGGTATCATCTTTCTTTCAAACCAATGATGGTTTAGAGGTAATGACCATGCTGGAAAACAAGTTAAAATAACAATAAAAATTAACTAAATTATAGCCCATCCTTTCAAAAGGGGTGGGTTATTTTTTTTGATTATCTTTGCATAAAATACTACATAATGATAAACAGCGTAAGACAGACGGTCTTAGCTATTGCTAATAAACATCAGTTTGGATACATAACACCGGCTGACTTTAATTTATATGCAAAGCAAGCACAGTTAGATATATTTGAAGACTACTTTTATAGGTATAATCAATGGGTTGTAAGACAGAACCAAAGGAACTCAGGTACGGGATATGCAGATATCCTAAAGAACTTAGAGGAAGTTATTGATAACTTTTCTGTAGAGTCACCTATGAATAACCAAGGTAATACATACACACTACCTAATGATTACTACTTAATTAACAAGGTTGTCGTTAAGACAAACTTATTGTCTACAGGTACCTCTACAAGTGAAACTTCAAATACACTAACACAATCAGATGCTACATTTGTTTCTCAAGGAGTTTTCCCAGGAGACTTAATATCTGTATTGAAGGATGGAGTAGTGTACGACACATTAGTGAGTAATGTAACAGAAACAACAATAACTACACCTTTAGGATTTAATTGGAATGAAGACTCATCTTTACAGTTCGCTGTTTACAGGTCTAATAATTTTAAAGAGTCTGAGAAGCTTTCTCATACCAAGATAACAATGTTGAACTCATCTAACTTAACTAGCCCTGATTTGACATTTCCTGTGCACACGCAGAGTAGCAATGTAATAACATCTCATCCAGAAGCAATAAGTAATATAGGACAATTAAAAGCTCAGTACATTAGAAAACCTAAAGACCCTAACTGGACATATGTTTCAGTTGGTGGGAATGCTATGTATGATATAGGGAACATCAATCACCAAGACTTAGAGATACCTGCTACTGATGAACCATTAATTATATCTAAAATATTAAAGTATATAGGTATATCTATAAGAGAGGCTGACGTATACAATGCAGCTGAGAAAGCAGAAACTAAAGAACAACAAAAACAAGGATAAAACATGGCTTATTTAACAGGTTACCAATATTACGAAAATGATGGTGTTGGACAAGAAGATGCTAATTGGGGATCGTATCAATACATATCACTACAAGATATCGTTAACAACTTTATGTTAATGTATGTTGGTAATGACAAATTAGTTAACAATGTAGAGAGGTTTAATGTTATATTTCATGCAAAGAGAGCTATACAAGAGCTTAATTATGATGCAATGAAAGAAACGAAGATAATAGAATTAACTGTTTGTTCTAATCTTAGAGCTGTTCTTCCTCCAGATTTTGTTAATTGGGTTAGAATATCATTATACAAAGATGGTACATTGATGCCTCTTACTGAGAACATACAGACAAACTATGCTGTGAGTTATTTACAAGATAATGACTGTAGGGTTCTATTTGATGAAGAAGGTGACGTATTAAAGGGCACCTCTTTATTGGATGCTGATAGGTTAGATGGTTTATCTAAAACCCCTTACATAGGTTCAGGTAAAATGAATGGTAGTCTTGGGTACAATATTGATGGTAAGTGGGTGTTTGATTACTCAGTAGGCACCAGATATGGTTTAAACACAGAGACAGCGAACATCAACCCAACGTTTAAGATTGATAAAAAATCAGGGGTAATAAACTTTGATTCTCAAATGTCAGACCAGCAGGTTATAATAGAGTACATATCAGATGGTATGGAATCAGGTGATAACACAGAAATAAGTGTAAACAAGTTATTCGAAGACTACATATACGCATACTTAAAGTACGCTATACTATCGTCTAAATTTGGTATTCAAGAGTATGTGGTTAGAAGAGCTCA